ATGATTTTAAGTACAACTTTACTGGCTTCCCCAGTATTTAAAGGGGTTCTCTGATGCTGGTATAACTTGAAAATGCCGCAATCATGCACCATGTTGCACAATTGCGGCTCTTAACGCTGAAAATAAACTGAACAAAAACTGCACTGAATTATGGCAACACTTAGACTATATTTAGATACAAGGGTTAAAAGGCAGGATGGTACGTTCTCCATCCGGCTTGCTGTCAACCACCATGGTGGGACCGCCTTCATATCCCTAAATCAATACTGCAAGAAGGATGAATGGGATAAAAGGGCTTGCAAGGTGCGCAAGCGTCCGGATCGTGATGCTATCAACGACTTCCTGCTTGACCGTCTGAATTTTTATAATAGAATGATGATGAAGGCGCAATGCAGGGAAACATACCGTGGTGACATTACGGCTAGGGAACTCCGGGACTTAATCATGCTTGAAGCAGAGCCTGCAAGGGAGAAAGTCGCCCTGCTTCGTGATGGCTTCATTGCCTACGAGGGCAGGAATCTGAAAAAGAACACGATAAACAGATATAAATATACTTGGGCAAAGATTGAAGCTTTCCTTGGGAAGGAAAAAGCGGCTCTGCTTACATACGATGAGATTAACCGCTCTTGGCTTGAAGACTTCGATGCGTTCATGGCAAAGGAGGGCTTGTCTAGGAATACCAGAACCAGCAGGATGCTCTGTGTCGCTGCTGTCTTCAACCTTGCGATAGATAATGAGCAGACGAAAAACTACCCTTTCCGAAGGTACAGTATGCGGCTTGAGACAACGAAAAAGCGAAATTTGTCGGTTGAGGAAATCCGCTCTATCTTCGAAGCTGGTGGTGATGAACTGGTCGACATGTTCCTGCTGATGTTCCTGCTGATTGGTATCAATGTTAGTGACTTGTTCGCCTTGACAAAGGAGAATATCGTCCGTGGTAGACTGGAATACGACCGGGCGAAAACTGGTAGGCATTACTCCATACTCCTTCATCCCGAAGCTCTCCGAATCATCGAGAAATACAAAGGGGAAAAGAAGCTGCTTCGTTTCTCGGAGCATTTCAGGAACGTTGATGTTGCAACGGTCATGATTAATAAGAAACTCGCAAAGGTGCGCCCAGGGCTCACTACGTACTACGCTCGCCATACGTGGGCATCTATAGCCTTCAACATTGGTATACAAAAGGACGTGGTGTCGCTTGCGCTGGGTCACTCGTTCGGTGTCCGGGTAACTGATACCTACATCAATGCAGACCTATCGAGAGTAGATGAAGCAAACCGCAGGGTTATTGATTACGTGCTATACAACAAAAAATAGCCTTATTTCTTGCGAATTTGCCGCAGAAACGGCTCAAATTGTTTTTGGGGATAGTTTTACGTGCTTACCACGTAAACGCCACAGAACGCAAATTTCGGGGTAAATCGGGAAAAGAGCACAAAAATACCCCAGCGGTGAAAAAGTCGAATCGCTGGGGTAATAAGTGGAGACCACTTTAAACATTCAGTGATGCAAAGGTACGCTTTTCCTTTGAAACCACCAAATTATTTGCCAAAAAATTTCTTCCTCAACAAATCATTGATAAATCGTGACTTGTTGGGCAATGCGTTGAGGAAAGGCAGCAGGTCGTTGTCTATCTGTATGCCAACCAGCTTGACCGTTGCGCCTGCACCCTTCTTCGTTCTCTTGATGTTTCTTTTATTATTCTCCATATCCGTGATTTTTTACTGGTTCTCCATTTACTCGCAAAAGGTTGCGCTGCTCGATCCTGCACGTCTTCGAGTACTTGCGTGGAGTGCCATCCTTCTTGCAGGTCTTGCCTTTATATACCAGGCAAGGCAAGGAGTTATATTCGTAGCCTCTATGTGAAATAATCCAATCTTTAACCCTTATCGTATCGCAGTTGTCGCTGATATAATCGCCAACCTTAACTGGGCTGTGCTCCGTGGCAAATTTCCTTGCCAGCATTACTCTTTCCTTCTCTGCCTTCACCCTGATTCCGTGCAGGGCTTTTCTGTACTCTTGTTCTGTCATTGTCTTCTGTCTTTTTTAAATTGCCTATCTAACTTCGTTTTCATTCTGTTCATCTTGTGCTCAAGCCTGCCAATCTGCTTATAAGATAACCACTCCGGCTTGATATTCAATTCCAGCCAGTACTGGCGCATTTCCTTGCAATGCCGGGCGATGCTCGGGAAATAGAGGTGTCGCTCGTATGGGTTGCGAAGGAAGTACTTGCAATCGGACAGCATACGACCAAGCATCATGTATTTATGCTCCTGCCCTTCTCCAAGACTGACAAGCCTTCCGTTCTGACCAATCCACAACATAGCTTCTTGACCATTGAAGGAAAAATCGAAAGCCTTGGTGGTCGGATTGTATCTCCCCTCTAGAACCACGCCTTCTTTTAGCCCCTTAATTTCCCAAAGGCAATACTTACCGAACTCTGTCTTAACTTCAACCACCGCTTTCGCTGGTATTGTTTTAATTTTCTTCATATCTTGATATATTGTGCAGGGCTTGCGCCCTGCTGATTAATACTTTTCTATCCAATACTCTGTAGTGAAGATTCCGAGAATCACTTTTTCAACCTTGAAATATCCTTCTCTTACCCAGTATACTGTCGTTCCCTCGCATTTCTTATAATGCTTGAACAATCGATTCAAATATTTCTCAGCATCATACTTGCGTGTTGATGAACTGAGAACCTCTGGCTCTTCTCCCTGGAACTGTCTCTTGACGTGATACATTTTTCTTGCCATGCTTTTATCTCCTATCTTTAATCGTAAAGCTCTTTTAATCCGTCTCGCTCGTTAAGTTGGGCTGCAAGCTTATCGGCTTCTTTTATTTCTGAAAATCCGAACCACTTGTTTGAGTGCTCAACAACCTTGTCTCTTCCGTTGATTTCGGGTTTTACGAGTGCTACGGTATAACTTCCGTAGAACTCGATAACTCTCCATACTTTCCAGTCGCTCATTTCTCTGTCCTCCCTTGATTACTTAGCATACAATGTTACAACCAATCCTCTTCTGAGTGCGCAGCGGCAAGCGTCCATACCAGCCTTCAATGCTCGCTTGATAAACTTATTGAAGAGTTCTGCTCCGATGAGCTTCAAGATTCCGCTTACTCCTACGAGTGTGTTTATCTTCTTGCCATCCTCTGTGCGTCCGAAGACCTTAATACGGAAGTTTGAGTTGATAAACTTTGTTGTGAACTCTAAAATGTTTGAATTTGACTTTTTCATTTTCTTCTCGCTTAACCGTGTTGCGTAGGGCTTAGTTACTGAATGTTTATTGTGCTTATCTTCTAAACACGCTGCAAAGATATTAATATTTTTCCGTTCTACCAAAACTTTTCCCGAAAGATATTAATATTTTAACTTTTATTGGCTGTTTATGTCGTAAGCACGGCTATTTTCGGTACGTTTTCGGTCGTTCTAGGGTAGTCAGGGTAGTTCTAGGGTAGTTTTCCACGCTCTATATAATAATAACCTGCACGCATTAGCTAGAATAAATATAATCTAACTCTCATATCCCCTACCCCTTTTCTCTCAATGAAAAGTGTTCTTCGTACAAAAATGGGCAGAAAAACGCTCTCCTGCGCTTCCTGCCCTTCTTGAAATTGATATTATGATTGAACCTACTGAACTCTCTTCTTGATGCGCTCCTTTATCCAGTTAACGGCAATGAGTGCCAGGAATAGCAATACGCAATCGCCAATGAATAATCTTATCTTGTGCCATGTGCTCACTGGCTTCTCTACCTCCTTTGTCTTGTATCGGTTTACGTAATACTTGACCTTTACGGTGTCGGTCACGAAAACGTATGTATCGCCCACGATGGTGTCGGTCTTTGTTGTCGTTTTCCATCTGGTGGTCGTAAGATTGTGCCACCGCTCCTTTATTACAGTGTCTCCCTTGATGTACACCAGCACGCTGTCCTGCTTGAATACGCTGTCGTGCTGCCGGGTGTCCTGCCAGTGGATCTGTCGCTGGTTCACGCTGTCACGTCTTGCACTGGTGTGTGTGCTGTCGTGATAAACCGTGTTATTTGCGGCTGTTTTGGCGCAGGAACAGCCAAAAATCAAAAGTGGGGTAATTATAAGCATGGCGAGAAATAACGCCACAGAACGCAAATTTCGCCCTTTTCTTGAATTTTCCATACTTTATAAACTTTAGATTGATATGTTTATTACGCAAGCACCTTGATTTCCAAGGCTTCCTTGGCTCGCTTCAAATACTTCTCGCAGGATGCCAGTCCATTATAGCCTCCGTTTATCTTCCTGCGGATAGCCTTCAAGTTGTCTTGGTCTGCCAACTCATTGCAGCCGAAGGTGTCGAATACCCACATCGAGGATTTTGTCGCTCCCAGAGAACGCTCCAGGAGTTCGGGACTGCCCACAACATCGAAGCCGCAATAATTGGCATATTTCCGGTAGTTGGCTCGCCCGGTAATCTGTATCAATCCCCTGCCCTTGTACTTCACGCCATCGCCCTGCTGGGTGTTGCCTAGGTCTTTCCTGCCCTCGTAGGCTCTGCCGCTTGCCAGTTCCTTGGTGTATCTCAACTCTCCGCTTTCGTGGGCAATCTGTGCGAGATAGTGCGCCATCCTTAGTGGGGTATTGATGTGGAAATGCTCTGCCCATCCGTTGATGATTGGAAGGTAGGTGTCTGCCCTGCTGCCTGCATTCGGCATTACCTTTATAAGTTGCGCTCTAGTTATCCTCATTATCTCCTCCTTTCTTCCGCTCTTCCTTCATTATCTCGACAACCGCCTTCGCAATTTCGTCCTTGTTCTCGAGGATTACCTGCATCGTGCGGTCTTGCTTGCGTATCTCTGCCTTCTCGTATGCCTTCTCCCGGATGCTCTTAAACTCGCACATAAGCAGATACACCGTCCATGCGATAGCGAACATAGGGAAGGGGGAGATAATACATGTAGCCACGTCCATAAGCGAAGCAATACCGAATGTCGGGAAATACTTCTTCGCCTTGTCGCACGTCTTCTTCAATCCGGTTGACGTTCTTGCAACATGCAGTTCCTTCGCCTTCTGAATGCCTGCTATCAGGTCAATTGTCATCGCTATCAGAATTGTAGCGAAACAGATAAAAATTACTAGGGCGCACAAATAAAGGTGGTGCACCTGAAAATCGTGAAATACTTCGCTCATATCAATTTATTTTTTTTGGTTATTCCAATTTCTCCCAGTCGATGGTAACGCCCTTCCCGATGATGTCTGCTGTCCACCTGCAGAATGCCATACCCTCGTATCCGTCCGGATCACTGGCTACGGCAATAGCATACTGTACGCAGTCGCTCTCGGTCTTGATTACCTTCGGGTAGAAGTCCGCATAAGCCATATTAGCCAAATAGAGAATATCCCCGAGGGTCGTGCCCTTTGAGATTATCTCGTTGTTTGTCGCAAGCCGGATTTCGTCTACCGTCCAACGGTGGCTCGTTCCGTCTACGTTCTTCATCTGCTCGCTTGCCTTGATTGCTAGCTGCTTCGTGAAGTGGTAGCCGTGCTTGGCAACGTATGCCACGTACCCACTGGCTCCCATGAGTGCCTTTGCTGCCTTCTCGTATGGCAAGCCGTGGATGATGTCGCTCTCTTGGTGCTGGTGTCGCTCTTCCTCGCTGTCGCAAGAATGGCGCATAACGATTATTTTCTTCATTGTGCGCCCTCCTATCCTAGTTTGTCGAGTAACTGTTTAACCATGCCACGAATGCCGCTTATATCGCCCTCAAGTGCCTTGAAACGCTTTTCGGTTTCCTGCTTCTCCTTGATTGCCGGGTTCAAAGCTGCAAGAAGTTCTTCGCCCTTGGCTTTCCGCTCCTTGCTTGGCTCGTATGCCTTGATTATCTCATCGGCTTCATTTACCAATTTCCCGACTTCGGGCAGAAGGTCTGCCTTGTCGGTTGCCAGTACGGTTTCGCCTGCAAAGGTAACTCCGAGGTGTTCGGGGATAGTGTAGATTGTCTGCTTTCCCTCCACCTCGATTGTCACGTCTCTCATGGGCTGTCCGCTGCTGGAAATGGTTGCGATGCCAGTGTTGATGTGCGGCTGGTTGTCTACGACCTTGCCTTCCTTAACTTCCACCGTCTGCTTGTCTAGCAGATAGACCGGGTGATTTCTCTGTATATTCTTAAATTCCATAATGCGCTCTTTTTAGATAATTCGATAAATAGACAAAAAGGGGTCTCACTGATAGAACAGCGAGTTGCCCCTTGATAGATTTTGTTAAGACCTCCTACGCTCCAGTGGTGGTTGTGGTGGTCTTCAACGCTGCAATAAGTTCAGCGTTCTGTCGCTGCTGGCTCAACTCCAGGCGTGCATCGTTGTACCGCTGCTGCAAATCCTGCTGCCAGTGATTGTTCAGTACATCGATAACTCGCTGGGTGTTGTCTTGGTTCGAGCGGATGATGTCGCACTTGTCCTGCTGCATCTGATAGCCTAGTGCAGAGAATCCTCGCTCTATGCTGCGGTTGTTGAAATCGAACCCTCGCTGCATTGAGTTCTCGATGTTTTTCTGCCCCAGCTGGTTGTCGTAGCCCATCTTGATGATGTTCTGCTGGGTCTGGCAGCAGCAGTCCTTCAGTGCCATAATCATCTGCAAGTTACCCTGCGAGATAGCATTGATTACTCGCTCTGCCGAATAACCAACTTGTCCGCTTATCTGCTGGATGCCTGCCTGAATGCCGCAAACAGAAGACTGCAATGCGTTGAAGTCGCAGTTCAAGTTAGCCGCCAAGGTCTTCAAGTCCTGGTTGTTGCCCTGGATTGCTCCCATCAACAAGTCGCTGTTGTGGTTGTCGCTCATCTGAGTGCGAAGGCTGTCAATCTGAGACTGAATTTCGGAACGCTGAACGTTGCCGTTCTGTCCGTTCCAGCCATCACCGTACATGAATCTGAACATTCCCAACATCATCATGTAGGCGAATGGGTTGTTCCAACCTCCACCCATACCACCGTTCATTGCTGCCAGCATAGTCGCTGGATCATTGTCTCTACCTCTAGCGAGCAACGCTGCTGCTAGGTTGTCATTGCCACCGTCCCCAGTGCAATAGACTTTTTCGATTGTGTCTGCCATAAAATTTTGAGTTAATTACGTTACGGAAACCAAATATTGGAATCCGCTGCAAAGTTACTCTGATTTTCGGCTCGCTCCAAAAAGTTAGTGCAGGGGTATTTATCGAATTATTGTCAAAGAACGCTTTTGGTTATTTTCTTTTTGTTTCTTAAATGCAAATCGGCTCAACGTCCTTGTTAAGAAGGGTCGCTTGTGCCGTGGCAAGTCGATAAACTCGAGAAGTGCTGATATAGGTGTACGCCATCTTGCACAGATGTCTCACTGCTGGAACGGTGCGGTTCAGAACGGTCGCAGTGGTCGTAATGCTGAACCCTGCGTGTATCATCTGTTCAACGACCATACATCGTGTCATTACGAGGTTTTCGGCTCTCGACTTGCCGAGAACGTCTTCTCTCGTAATGCTCAACTCTCCGTTCGGCAGTTCGATGGCACAACACTTGATTACGTTGTCTATAACTCGCCATAGTTCTTTCTCCTTGTCATTCATAATAAAATGTTTTAATCGTTGCCCAACATAGAATCAATCATTCCATCAATGGCTTCGTCGGTCATGCTCTTCTTTATAGAAGGATCTGCGCCAATTGACTTCATCATCATAGCTACCCAGGGGTTGTCACTCTCCAGCGTGGATTGTATCTGCTCCTTGTATGCTTCGTGAAGCTCGCCCGATTCCTTGAAATCCAAAAGAACCGTGCGCAAGGCTTTCACTGCGTAGTTATCCATCAGCAAGGGATTGTCCCTTGCCGATGATAATTTAGTAAGAAGCACAGCAAGTGCTTCATGTAATTGTTTCTTATTCTTCTTCATATTGTCTTACTTTTAAATTTCTAAAGTCAGCGACTTAGAGTTCAAGTTTACCACCACAAGCATATCTTCTTGAGGTTTTAGTAACTCCTGCTTTAGGAGTTACTGGTTTTGCTCTACCTGTTTTATTTCTCATAATAATTTATTTTATTTATACAATTTTATTGGTTTTTAATAAAATCTGCAACTATTAGCTTTCCATCTAATTTAATTAGGCGTGCATAAGTATTATACGATAGGGTTAAGCTATCACATTTATCTAATATTGGAGGATTAGGTTTTACTACCTCCATTTTATACATTATAGATGTATTCATATCATCAATACCATATAGGCTCCCACCTAGAGAACCTGTGGAGACTATCTCCAAGATACCTCCTTCTGATGCACCCTTAAACCAATTAAATACATTGATATTACCTGATCTATTATTACTAATAATCTGATGATTTGTAATAAACGGAATATCACGTCTACCTTGAGAATTAATTTGAAAGTTACCAGAAACAACACTTACAGTCCTATCCATAAATTTAAGTAAATGTTTTAATCCATTTAAATCTAAAAACTTCATATTAATTAATTTTTAAAATTATTATTAAGCAAATAATGCATCTATCTCTGCTGTAGTTATTGCAGAGTCTGCTGTAGCTCCTGAAGATATACCATCAAGCTTGGACTTGTATGCTGAAGTGAAGTCGTGGGTAGAAAGTCCCTTTCCGCTTACCACGTCAACCTTCTTTGATAGAGCTACATTTACGTCTGCCGTCTTGGCATAAGGCGTTAAATCGACCTTCACGGTGTGAGTACCGATTTTTTCCCACGCACCATTGGTATAGTAATACTCTTGATACACATCGTTGGCATCGCTTCCGTCCTTAACGATGTATATCTTGTTACTCTCGCCCGATGAAGGAAGGCTGGTTACCAACTTGAACAAAGATGTATCGAGGTTGCCAAGTTGTGCGAGCGGGATTCTTCCGTTGGCATCAAGTCCACAAATGCCGTTGGCTGCATTCAAAGTTCTCACGCTTCCGTCTGCCATCAAAACTTGGAATGTAGTGCCGTTGGTCTTGACAAATTTCGATGCGGTTAACTCTCCACATAAAACATTGCCAGTGGCTGCTTCTACATTGAATGTTTCTTTTAATTTTCCATTCTCACCTTTTACACTAGCGGAAATGAAATTGGATGTTAAACCAAATTCTGTGGATTCATCGAGTTCTTTAGCTAATATTCCAGCACCGCCTTTAAAATAAACATAATCAGTAACAGTTCCACCTTTCAATGAAAGGTAGTTCTTGCCTACCCAGCTTTTAATTTTCTCCCAAAAGTAAGCAAGTCCAATTGCGTCTAAAAATTGCATAATCTATTGTTTTAAATTGTTATTTACTAGTAATATCTGTTATCTGTTCCTCCGTGATTGCTGGAGGGAAGTCCTTCGTCACGATGTCGGTCACTCTGTTTGAAATATCCTTGTAGATGTCCGTGCCGAGTTTTTTTGCTGTCACGCTGCCGTCTCTGATGTTTCCAGTTGATATACAGTCCTCGGTCAGATGGTCGTGTTTGACCGCTCCCGGTTGTAGTTTATCTGAGGTCACACAATTGGATGCTAGGTGTCTGTTCTTTACAGAGCCATCGGCAAGCTTCGCTGCCGTTATCGCCCCATCCGCAATTTGCGCTTCCGTTATTGTTATCTTGGCGAGTTCACTCTTGATAATCCTAACGACCGCATCGTTCTCCAGTTTATCGTCCATCATGGCAAGCATCCTGCTTAACTCGACAACGATGTCGTAAATTTCCGTGCCGACACGCACCGCTGTGTTTTCTCCAACCTGCGTTGCATCTCGTATCAGCTCTGCCATACGGAGCATTTTTTGAATATCCTCGTTCATGTCTTATGTGCTTTTAGTTGCCTATTGCGTGAATGTGTGCCCTTGTTCCTCGCTGTGGCTTCACGTCCCCTTTCGGGGTGAAGTGCTTGAGGTATTCAAGGGCATCTGATAAATATCTTTCTGCCATATCCAAAATATCATTGTACTGCTTGTTACCCGATATATCTTGAACATGGTCTGAATAATCGTCTCTGTGTCGCATTCCACCTGCTCGGCTTACAATTGTGCCATCGGCACGGAAAAGTCTTGCATACGCGAAATATGCGAGTGCCTTGCGTATTCCGCTGGTGTACTTCTGCACCTTGGTTTCTTCTTGGCTGCAATCGCCCTCCTTCTTGATGGTGTATTCGCCACCGTCCAGGAAAGTTGCAGGCTGGAAATCGGGCAATACAGAATCGCCCCACTCTCCCTGCTCGGTCGCTGCCTTGAAACGCTCCCACCCGATAGCCGGTATGATGTTCGCATCCTCGCATTCCCGAATGTATGCGTTCACTTCATCCTCATCTAGGTGTGTGCTGGTCGGTCGTGCCAGTTCCCGGAACTGGTCTACCGTGATAAGTTGTTTTCTTTTCTGTTCTCCCATAGGCTCAATCAATTAATCTATCGTATTGTTCCCTGCCGCTTCGCTGCTGATATACTTCAACGGCTGTAGCTTCGGGTCTAGGTTCTGAATGGCTGGGTCGTGCCAGTTCTTGAAAATCTTCTTGAAGGCACGCTCGATGAATCGCTGCTCGGTCGTCACTTCGCCTGCATAGTACTCGTAAGCGTCCTGCATAACTTGACCGCTGAATCCCAGCTTGCCGATACGGATGGAGTAGAAAAGTTCTTGGTGGAACTGGGCATAGATGCGTTCGATAACGCTGCTGTCTGTCACGGAAAACTCCTTGTCGAAGTTCTTCGTAGGGAAAGCCACAACCTTTGGTTCGTCTTCCTCGTTCTCAACTTCGACCGCAAGAATCTTCGCTGTGTTCTCGTCCCCTTGGAACTGCAAAAGGTCTTCATCGGAAATCATCTGTCCGCTCTCCACCTCTTCGCCATTCTCATCGAACTTTGGAACGCCTTTTTTTGTTACAAGCATACACGATACGAGGAAGTTATTGCGGACGTTTCGCATCTTGACGTTACCCAGTCCCTCATCGGTTGAAATCTCCGTGATGGCTGAATCGTAGCTGGCTGTAGGATAAATAAACTGTCCGTCTAGGCTCTTCCACAGAACCTGCCCCTTGTAGCTGTCGATGCCGCCAGCGTTCTCAATCTGTTCAAGAACGATGTCGGGGTCGGGATTGAATACGTTGATGCGCTCGATGGTCTTGTCGTTCACCATCAACCGCTTTCCGTTCCTCGTTTTCTTCTGCTCCCAGTCAGGATGCAGCAAGACGTGCGCCACGTTCCCCTTGTCGTCTGTCTCTTCCAGTCGGCAATTTTCGAAGGGTACGTGGCTCACGCTCGACACCTGCCCTAGAACGTTGTAGTTTACATGAAGGGCAAAGCCTCCAAAGCGTGCGAGGTCTTGCGCTACGTTCCGGAGCAAATCGTCTGCCGTGTCCCCCTGCTGGTTCATCGCCAACGCTGCTAGAATGTCGCTATCAAAGCCGTAGCCCTCAACAAATCGGGCGTAGCGGTTAAGGCACAGCATTGCCGTTCCGCTGGCTTCCGTGATGCGTGCGAGGTTCTGCGGATATAGATTGTCATATCCGTATGCCTGCATCTTGAATCGGCTTACATAGCTAACATCAACCCTTCGCTTTGGCTTCTTAACTGTCTTAACGTTCATACTGCTTGTGTCGTTTTACTTGTTGTTTTGTTACTCTTCCTTGCCTGCTTTCTCGGCTTGGTCGAGGTCTTTTTTCTTGTCGCTGCCTGCTGCTTTTTCGGCAGGATCTTTCCCGGTGGTATCATCTGCACCGCTGTCGCTGCCTGCTGGCGGCTGCTTGTTCTCGATGAGTTCATCGCTGGGTATCTTCTGAAAGTAACTTTCCATGTGTGGGTACTTCGTCAGATATTCGTGCGCTACCTTGTCGGTCAGGTTCTCGTTCGTGAAAATCTTACCATGGTAGAAGTCCGGGCAGGAAATGATAAAACCTGCCTTCATTGCGTAATTACATGTTTTTGGCATTGCCTTTTCTTTTTTGAGTTTTAGATAAATTTCGATTAAAGCATCGTGGTAACACTGCTGGCAGGTTGTCGGTACAAACCGCTTGCGTGTTACCTCGGAATATAGAGTTTCTATAACTGCCTTGTCGGTTGCATCAAATGGACTGTCGAAACGTGCCTTCAACTCCCCGACCTTGGCTGTTGCTTCCTCGTAGGTCATGGCTTAAACTCCTACGGCTGCTGTTGTCAGACTGGCGTACTTGGCTGCTGTTGTCTCGCTGTCGGTGTCAAAGAAGAAGTAAGCTGCCTTTGGTACGCTCTCCTCTTCCAGCGTGATAAGCCAGCCGCCCTCGGTATCGTCTGAGTACTTGTCGTTCTCGCCTGCACTTGCCTTCAGTGCCTGCGCATATCCGAACACCTGATACTCTGCCTTTCCGTCCGTTCCCTTAGAGAGATTGCGAAGGATGATAACGAACTTTCCATTCGCCAGTCCGTCAATGATATTTGCGCAAACGTCAGGTGTGTTTGCCAATACCACGACTGCTACGGTGTTCTTCCAGCTGTTGCGATACGTGCCAACGGTAAGCTCGGTCTTGGTTCCAGTGAATGGCTTGCTGCCTTCCTGCCGGATAGCGTATGCTTTCTTGCCAGTTTTCAAAACTAATGTTTTAATTATATTGCCCGCTACAACGGACTTGGTGAAGTCGATGTCGTCTCGGTTGATGATAAGTCCATCGCCCTCCAGTCCCTTTGTTACTTGGTCTTCGCAAGGGATGATGATGTCCTGAGCGATAAGGCTCTCGCAAGTTGTTGCCATATTAATTCGTTTTTAATTGTTATATCCCCAACACCGTTTTGTGGGTGTTGAGGATTGTCAAAATAACTTAATACTAAACTGAAAATTTGGAGCGATTAGTAAGCTGCATGGATCATGCCCTCTTCGAGGAGAGCCGTTCCAATCTTACCAGTAGCATAGAGATAGTTTCTGCGCTCCTTCTGGTCGAACCAGATGTCGAGGTCGCTGATGAGATTGTCTGCATCTGTACCAATCATAAGGTGCTTAGGGTTGCAGAATACCGCACGGTGTGGAAGGTTGACTGTCGTTGCGCCCTTCTCGTATGCTTTAATCATTCTGTCCCAGATGCCGACACGTGCAATCTTCACTCCGTTGTAGGTCGCTACTTCGAAGCCATCGAACAACTTCTCCCATGGCATAATGTCGTGGTAGGTCTTCTTGAGGTCGTAGGTTAATGCGTCAGCAAGCGAGCGTGTCATGAGCAATACGGCATCGCTGTCGTCAACGATACGTGTGTCTGCATCCATCAAAATGGTGTCTACAAGTGTAGTAGCCGCACCACTCTTGCGCAATGCAGAAATCTGCAATGCTGCCGTGGTCTCGCTGTTGGCTGCGATGGCGGTATGTTTGGTCGCTGTGGCTGTAAAGATGCGCTTGAACAGACCATCGCAGACGTTGAAATTACTGACATCTAAGCCTGCTGTCAGCTTGCCGCCACCGCCACCTTCTTCACTTGCCAGTGCTGCTTCCTTGTCGCCAAGCCAGCCGAAACGCCAAATCATCTGCTCCATGGCTCGCTGGAGTGCATCTGCATAGATTGTCATAAAGTCGGTGCTGGTGAGGTCGCCAATGGCTGTACCAGTCTTCAATGAATACTCAGCGATGGTTCCCTTCAATGCCTCGTAGCAAATCTTAATAGGAATCTCCCACTGTCCGAGTTCCCAACGCTTCTGAGAATTTGCGATACCCTTCTCCTCATAGGTAGGGTCGCAACCGCCCCCCTTCTTACCGACCATTTCCATCTCTCCGAGAAGAGCGATAGGGTCTTTCTCTTTGACCTTCTGAATGTTCACGAATGAAGAGAAATCTTCATCGTTGTAGAAGGTTTCCTGCACGGCATCCTTGATGCTTGCGAGGTTTTCTGGCTCGAGTTTAAGGTTCTCAAGCTGCTGTTTTGTAAATCCTGCCATTATTTTCTTTTGATTTAATGGGTTAATACTTGATTATTTCTTGCCCTTTTTGTGGAGCTTGGCAAGTCTCTCCTTGATGGCGTTCTTGCCTTCCTCGACAGCGTTCACGTTGTCGCCTGCGCCCTTGCCGCTTGGCTGTCGCTGCGCTGGCTGGTAGTGGCTGCTGTAGCCTGCCAACACCTTCTCAGCACCGCCTGCCATCTTCACGGCATTCAGGATGCGCATGTCTTCCTTGCTCTTTGCGAGTTTCTGTGCGCCTGCCAGCTGTGCCTTGGTGTCGTTCAACTGCTGTTTGAGTGCTGCTACCTGCTGCTTCAACTTGGCTAAGGTGTCGTCGGTGCTTGATGCGCTGCCGCCTTCACCGCCTTCATTGCCTTCATTGCCTTCATTGCCTGCGGTCTGAATGTCGGTAATTACACCGTCCTCGACAACAATTGTCTTACCGTCCGGCATCTCGAATGTTCCGTCCGGACTTGCCTTGTCGCCAACTTGTGGATCTCCCTCTTCACGCTCAACGGTCAGTGTCTGTCCGTCTGCTGTGTTGAGTTCCATCGCCTTTGGCTCTGCCTTGGCTTGTGGCTCTGCCACCGCCTGCTCTGCTTCCTCCAGTGTCTTCACGCCCAACCTGGCGAGAATCTTGTCGAGGAGAGAAGCCTTTACTTCTGTCTTTTTCTCCATTGCTTTTGGATTTTGTTGTTTTGAATTAATAAAATTTTCTATGTTGCGTTTTGATGCGCTTGCGCTGAGTGGTACAATGGTGCTGCTGATAAGACCTAGGCGCAAAGCCTCGCTGGTGTTGATGAAGATGTCCTTATCCATTAAGGCTTGTATCTCTTCCCTATCGCACTCGCACCGCTCTACGTATGCGTCCACCATCTTATCCTGCCACATCTGCATTTCCTCGCCCAGGTTCTTCAAGTCCTTTGCGTTCAGCTGGTCGCCCAACCCCCAGCCAGGAACCCACGGATTGTGCAGCAGGAAGGCAGCGTTCTCGTATGCCTTGCGGCTCTCCTTTGGTGCTGCGAGCATGATGATTGTTGCCATGGATGCTGCCTTGCCCTCTACGGTGCAGGAAATCTTCTTGCCGCTCTGCCGCAGTCGGTCGTATATCGCCCAACCTTCGACAACAGAGCCGCCATTGCAGAAGATGCGCATATCGATTGTATCATCGTCTTTCGGTATGCTTGCTGCAAAAGCATCTATGTCTTGAAAACACACGCAATCACCTCCCCACCATTGATACCAGAACTTGTTGTCTTGGCTGTCGATGTCGTTGTATATTCTGAGTTTTGCCATTGAATCGTGATTTTTTAAGTTTTAAAACGCTGCAAAGATACGATTATTTTTGGTATGTTTATCTCATAAGCAGTTAATTTTTCTAAACAAGCCAAAATTTTGCGCTCTAAGCGGCTTTTATTGCCTTGGGTGTGTAACTTTACCACCTTCAAGCGAAAACCGCTCAGAACGCAAATCTTGATGAAATAACTGCAACCCTTAGAACCTGCCGATATTCTCTATCGTCTGCACTCTCCGCTGGGTGCGGTTTATTTCCTCAACGCTCACTACTGGCTGTGGAGCCATCTGATACCCTCTAGCTACAGCTGCCGCCAGCATATCCATGCCGATGTTGCTGCCTCCGTTGTTTGCTACGATAGGCACGCCACCTCCAAGCTGGTTGAATGCGGATAATATCGGGCTGAACATCGATGTCGCCTTGGCGGTCATTACGCTCTCGCCATTGGAAAGCCTTGCCGGGATGCTGTCGCTGGTTCCAGTGCCCGAGCCTTGGACGTAGCCACCAGTGGAGAAGCCCTTGACGAGTGCTTTTGCTCCTGCAAAGGCTGCCTTGATAAGTACCATTAATGCTGCTGCACTCGCAACACCTCCCCACGACTTGCTTGCAATCTCCTTGGCGAGGATCTGTGCATAGTAAGCGTTAACTGCTATCTCGATTGCGTCAAGTATTGATGTCAGCATCGATTTGAGGAATGAGTGCAGCGATTTATCCTCGCTCTCGAAGAACTCGGACAGACCGTCTCCCATGGTCTGTATCATGTCGCTCATCATTTTCAGTTGCTCTTCCGTCAAAGCTGCCTTTTTCTTGTTAGCTTCCTCTTGCTCCTTGACTTCTGCATCGCTCAAATCCTTCTGTAGCTGCTCTTGCACGGCTGCATAGTTCTTGTAGGCGTCCATCTTGCTCTGAAGGAAAGCCTTGTATCTCTCCAGCTTGGCTGCATCGTCTTCCTCTCCAGTGCCACCGTTCATGATGTCCGCATCCTTGCGTGCCTTCTCTGCGTCCTCGAACTCCTTGTTGAGTTCGTCCACAATCTCCTTGGCTTGATTCTTCAAGTCCGCTTTCGACTTAATCATGATGTCGAGAAGTTTAGCCTGCATTTCCTGCGCCTTGTCTGCTCCGATTTGCCCTGCCGCCACGTATGCGTCAATGCTCCTTGCCACCATGTTCTTCTCCAGCTGTTCGAGGTCGTTGCTGTAGTCTCGCTCGTTGTCGTACATACCTGCGAGGTATCGCTTCTTTGCGTCCATTACTTGCTCGTTGTACTTGTACTGGATAAGCGCAATCGCTTCCTGCAATTCCTTTTCCTGCTTCTTCCTGCGCTCTGCCTCTGCCTTGGCTTCCGCTTTCTCCTTGGCTATCTGTGCCTTGGTCTTGGCAGTGCTGCCCTTGGCTGCTGCTGGTGTCGTTCCCTTGTTTCCGTTCGTTGGCTCGCTGCTGGTCGCTCCACCGTCCAGGTTGGCTAATTTCAGGTGGTTCAGTCTTCCATGGACGGTGTTCTCGAATCCGTCTGCGAATGAATTGCCTATCTCGATACCCGCGTTCTTGATGTCGTGCCATGCTTCCTTGATAGTGCCGGAAATGTCGAATATTTCCTTGAATCCCTTTTGTGCCTTGGATAGGTCGAAAGTAACGATACCTTCGAGAATATCAAGCATGCCCTTGGCTGCAAAGCCCATCCTTTTGAATGCGTCTATTCCGAGATTGCATACGAGTTTGATTGCGTTCCACATCAAGCGGAAACTTGTGCCGAGCGCATTTATTACCCCTCGCAACAGAAGGCTATCATTGTACCAGTCGATGAAGTAGTTGGTGGTATTGAACAAACCCTTCATTATCTGAATGAGAATCTTTGTTCCGAACATCTTTCCCTGCTCGATCATCTCCTCGAATCCGTGCTGGCTCATATCGAACATCGATGAAAGGTAGCTGTTCAGTTCCTTGTGCAGTTTGATGTTCTCCAGCTGCGTCTCTCCCCACTCTCCGGTCTGCTTCTTCACTTCTTCGATGTCTGTTGTCATCGTGTCTAGCTGCTCGATGAGCTGAATACCTGCTTGCGCTCCCTGCTTTCCGAAGACGTTTTTCAGAACATCGCCCACCTGCTGGCTGTCCGCTCCGAAGTCCTTCATCTTGGAAGCCACCTGCTGGATAATGTCGAAGGTGTTCTTCGTGCCGTTGGAAAGTTCCTGCTGCACCTGCTTGCTGGATATGCCGATAGCGTCAAGGCTGGAAGCCGTGCCGCTGTTCATCTCACGGATTTTCTTGCTTGCCATCGTGATAATGTCTAGACCCTTGTCGCTAAAGATGCCGCTTCGGGTCTGCTGCAATATCGCCACAAGCTGGTCTGCACCGATACCTGCATCGTGGAATGTAGGCGCATATTGCTGTATCTTGTTGAGCATATCGCCCGATAGGTCTGCACCGCTTGCAAAGCCATCGTTGATAACCTTCATCGCTTCCTCTCCCGATAGGTGATAGTTAGCCATGAGATTGTCAGCTGTGGCGAGCACGTCATTGAAATCCTTTCCCATCGAATCGGCTGTGGCTGCGATGCTGTTCCTCATCGTCTCCAGGGCTTCCCCGGTGTACCCGGTAAATTCCTTCGTCAGTCGTGTGGCTTCCATCAATCCCTTGTTGTAGTCATAGAACCACTTGAATGTCATACCAACACCGACAACGCCAGCGAGTGCAGCAAAATATGGATTCATAACCAAGCCGATTGCGGTCTTACCGAACGCCTTCAGCTTGTCTGTCAGTCCATCCATATTCTGCGCCAGTTTGATGATGTTGCTAACCTCGGTATCATTGACAATATCCATACCAAAGAACTCCGTCCCCTGCAGGTCATCTGCTGCTTGCATCATCGAGTTGTAGTAATTGCCAACGTTGCGATAATATCGTTGCGTCTCCTCCTCAGCCAACTTCAACTTGTCAGTTATCTCGTTGATATGCTGGGCTAGGGCTTGCCCCTTCGCTCCCTCACGTTCTGCCTTCGCCATTTCATCGTATTTCTTGGTGGCATTTGAAAGCTGGGCACGCAGCTGCTTCAAGCTGCCCTCCTGCTCGTTCTCTGTGCGCACATTGTTCTGTATCTCCTTCTGCAAGGCTCGCACGTTGTACTGGTACTCCTTGATGGTTGCGTTGATGGCTTCCGTCTGCACCTTCATTTCGTTTGTCGTGATGGTCTTGTCTTTTTCCTGCTGCTGCAATTCCTTGATGCTTGCCTTTAGCTGGTCTATCTTTTCCTTGTATCTGATTATGCCGTAGATTGCATCCTCGTACTTGACCTTGATGTCAAGAATCTGCTGTTTGTCTTCACTTACCATAGTTCTTTCTTTTTAGTTGTTCAACTCTATCATTGTAACCTCGCAATATCCGCTGTTTGTTGTCTTGATTTCGAGAACCGCAAAATACGCTCCATACTGGGCAAGGTACACTGGTTTCGTTTCGTCAAAGTTCAGTATCTCCAAATCGGAAAGGTTGAACCGCTCCACAATGTGGTGTGGGTTCGCCACCGTCTTTCTCAACTTCTCCAGCTTGTTGTCGAAGATGTCCTGAAGGTCGATGTTGAAAGCCAATTCCGCATAGCCGGCATCGTTCTTCGTCAGGTTAACTATTCGGTCTTTGCATGCCTTGTATTTCGTAGCGACTTGTCTGGTGTACGTTGTGTTGTTAAACGTGGATTGCTTGCTTTCCCATTCGTATATCGGTATGCGGTTTCCGTCCGTGGCTGCAAATGGTAGCGTACAGACGTCTTGCGTATACTCCAGCGTCTTGTTGTCTATAGTCATATCCGCATCGTGCTGCTGGTATACGGTGTCGTCTTCCTTCCACTTGTAGATATTGTGCTGACAGTAGTCCTCTACGCTGAAATCGGTCTGCCTTGGATGGTTGCTGGCTTCGCTCGGGATGAGCTTCTTCGTCCAGTCCACCGCTTGCGCCTTGGCTTCCCAAAGGTTCACGATGTCGGCAAACGTAAGTGTTCCACCAATAAACCGCTGGCTTGGAAACGTTGATGTCAGAATGCAGATACACTTCAAGAAGTCCGTTACCTTGATGTCGGGCAGGTTCTTGCCGATAGGGAAATTACCTCCGTAGGGTACTTCATCGCTCTGCTTGATGCTGGCAGTCAACCGTCCGTTGTAACACTTCAATCCAATTAATGCCTGGTTTTTCGGGTGCTTCATTTCGAAGGTTACGATGTCGCCCTCTTCCAAATCTATCTCCCCTCGTCCTGCTACAAGGTGTATGAATCTGCCGTTTACCTTATCCGATTCATAATCGGTCACATATTTTCCAGAAGTCTCATCCTGCTGCAACCCTGCAATATATGGAGTTTCCGTCCAAGTTCCGTCATCGTTTTTGTGCTTAACCTTCATTTCTATGTAATTCGGTGGATACGAGTAGAATGCCTGCCACTCAGTACTCCCCTCTCCAAAACTCCATGATTTGTGCCCACTAGGTGTAACCTTCGATGCGTTCCACGACCAGTTCATCTGAACATCAAAAATCATCTTGCAGGCAATCTTAACATTCAGCTGGCTGTATCTGTGCCCAATCTCCAGCCCATCGAATACCTCCGATAGGTTCGTTGGTTGGAAGTCGAGAATACCGAGACTATCTGTTTGGAAAAATGTGCCCTCAAAGCTGCCTACAACCGTCTGCGCATCTGCCTTCCTTGTAATCAACGGTACAGCAAGTCCCTTTATGATTTCTTTCGCTTGATTGCTCCAGCCGAATGCCACACCAGTCTGTGCCGTGATAAGGTCTAGGATATACTTAGCCGTAACGCTTGGCTGGATTGTTCCATTGCTCCAGGAACTACCAAAAGAGCCACCTCCACCAAAAGAGCCGCTTCCATCAAACGTGCCAGTGCTCGCTCTCGCATTGCTCTCCGTCTCGCTTTTACTCTTAACGAGAATAGTCGTGCCAGTGCTGTATGCTTTGATGGCGTTGATGATAAGCCATTCCGCTGTTGCAGGTGCTTGCAGGTCTACATCGATGGGCATGCTCTCGCTCGTATATTTAACGCTGTACGCTCCACCTGCCTGCACTTGGGATAACTTACCGCCCGAGAGATAATAAGCCGCCACAACCGTGCTTATCGCCATACTTATCATCTTATCTACCGAAGGCTTGATGTATACGAGGAGACCGGAAGGCTTGCTCTTTACAACATTAATTTCTGTTTCTCCGGCTGCAACCTCATGCGTTCCCCATGGTGTTGTCTCTCCGGTCTTCGTATCAAGTGCTCCGTATTCGACAGAGCCAGCCTTCTCTGCCCGAACCCTGATGGATATTGTCTCCATGGCAACGCTCGTTTCGAGATTGGCGATGCACGCTCCTGCACTCACGAACATTCCGAGCATAGGATCTGGAGCCGGCAATACCGGATAAGTTTCTTTTTCTGTCTTTCCGGCATCATCTGCAAGGCTAATAACGTTCTTGTTGGTGTCGAGTATTGCCCATGTACGGAATTGCCCCTTGCCTAAAACCTTTCTGATGGTGGCTCTCATTCCAGCCTCGAAAGGTATGATTGCACACTGGTATGTCTCATCGGTCAAAACCTCGCCCGATACATACTTGCCGACCTCTGTTCCAGTTCTTATCTTACCTTCAACGAGTGAGTATGTCGTGTCGCTGTTCCTTCCCACGCTGCGGTCGTATCCATACCATTCATCGCTTGATGTCTTAGCCACTGCCGTTTCGTATCTTCCATAGAATACTCCATCCGCTATTGCCTTCTCGTAGGTGTCGTAGCTGTTGTTTTTGGTGAAACGCAGATACTTCGTGCAATTCAACTCGTTCAGCTTTAGGTCGGACGATTGCAGCGTTGCCAATGCTTGAAACAATCCCCAATAAATCGAAATTTCGATGGTTTCCTTTACGCTCAGAACGCTTGCCCTTCCGCTGTGGATAATCTCCAGTCCGTTGCGGAAATAACGTGCTGTGTGGAAAATATAGGGGTATTTGCTGCTTGTGCTCGGTTTCCCTGCAAACTCCAGCACAGCCATATTGTGCGCTGTCTTTGGCAGGTTGATGGTGTATGTTGTGTTGGCGGTCATTTTCGTAATATCACGAAAAAGATTGCTCTTGATGTCGAGCGTGATTGCCGAATCCTCGCTCATATCCATAAGAACACCGTCTATGTATAGTTGCTGGTCTGTCATAGCTGCTGAATCTGTGTATTGTTAATAACTAGGTTGCAGACGAAATCCTGCAACTCTGCTTTTGTCTTGGTGTAGGTTCCTGCCTTGATTGTCACACTCTGCCACTTGTCGCCACCGAGGTACATATCCACGACCGGGCTGCTGGCTAGGTCTTGCAGGAAATCGAAAGTATCTCGGTCTACCAATGGTGCGCAAAGTGGTATGGTGTCCTCTCTGCCGTAGCCCTGCCTTCTGCCGTTCGCTCCGAGGTAGCCGAATATCGTATCGTCATACCCTCCGAGGTTGTTGCGTACAAAGCTAGTGTCGCTGCTTATCGCCCTGCTTTCATCGCCTTGCGTGAATAGCCAGTAGCGATAGAAGCCGTGACGGTCAACCCAACGCAGGTAGATACCACTCTCAGCATCGTCTCTGTCGATGCGTAACAATAGTGACTGCTTACCTCCGGTGGTTAATCTGAAAGTAAGGTCGAAAGTATTGTCAAACGTTCCCTGCTGAATCTCTCCATCATAATCGTATATGTTCCAGTATTTTGCACCACTCGGCAATGTGTCTGCGTTGAAGTCCATCATACCGTAAGTCGGAATCTCCAGTAGCTTATTGGGTGCTCCCTCGTAACCGATTAGTAGTTTGGTGTTCAACTTGCTTAAGTATATGCCAAAGGAGAACGGATAATGAGTAAACCATGTAAGCCGTTTGTAGCCGTTCCACGTCTCTCCTGCCCTCATCGCTCCCCAAACGTAGAAGGTCGTGTAGCTGAATGTCGCAAGGTCGCTCCCCTCGCTGTTCTTGACCTTCACGGAAACATCGAACACTGCCCCGAGGTTGCTCTTCTGGCTCTCCCTGCTGTAGTCGATGTTCCCGAAGCTGATGCCATCGAAGAGTGTCTGCACATATTCCCGGTAGTCCATGATGCAATTATCTGCAAACGCTTCCACGCTGTACGTGTACGTCTTGTTCTCCCTGCTGATGGTTGCCTCGATGCTCGCAACACCCGAGCCGCTCGCCTTGATGATGCAAGGCAAGAATGCGAAGCCTACAGCGTCCGGGTATTGAATCGTGATATTGTTTTTCGTTGTCTGTCTCATACCGTCTCATTGTTTAGTTTGATACTTCCCACCGACTGGTGGATTAAGAAAATAAGTCGCTGCCCCAGCCGCTTCATTGTGTCGGGCACAACGTTGCTGTATACGTCAGCCCTGCCGCCAGTCCGGTGCAGTTTAGAACCCTTGTTGGCGATGGCGTGTGCGATTGCTCCTGCCATGCTCATGTCGCCACGCTCTTGTGGAGTGTACTTGTGCTGCCGCTTGGTCTTGTAGGGGATAGGTCTGCCGTGCAGTCCCTTGTCTTTCATCCACTGCCGGATGATGCCAGCAAAGCCGTATGGTATCTTTCCTGCCCTTCGTCCGGTCTCGAGAACCCCGAATGGCTTGTGTCCCCATAGGATGGTTTCGTCCTCGCTGGGCTGTTCCACCTTTAGGCTCGCTATGGTGCGCCCCGATGCGTTCTGTCCGTTGATACGAATGTGGTTGATGATAAGCTGCCGTGCTCTCTCCACTTCCTCCCTCATTATCATCGATGCCGCCTTGGGGTCGAATTGAATACCTCCCTTGCTCATACTTCACACCCTCCTATGCTCTGTGTCAGTTGCAGGGAGTACATCACGCCCGACACGATCGTGCTCAGCCGCTCGATGATGGTCTCGTAGTACTGCTGCCCTTCCAGCGGTTCGAACTGGTGCGACTGGTTGATGGCTCGTATCATCCTTGCCCCTGCCACCTTCATTCGGTCTATGCACTCTCCGTTGTCTTCTCCTTCTGCTCCCCTTGGTACGGTGTCGAGATAAGCCAGGGCAACGTTTACGGTATCGTATGCCCTGCCGTTGCGTATCTCTGTCGTGCCGCTGGCTGGGATGATGCAAACGATAGCTGGGTAGCTTAGTTTCTCCAGCTTGGTGTCTGCTGTGTCCCAGTCCTCGAATAGGTAGGTGTAGTCTGGTAGCGTGTCTGCTGCCAGCTGCTTCAATGTTTCTCTGATTGTTGCCATAATTATCTAGATTTACGTTTCATTTCCTCTGCCTGCAACTTCTGAAGGTTTCGCTCATACACGCTTCTCTTGTTGTCCATTTCCATGCACTTGTAGATGCGAAGCCATGGCGTTTTAAGAACTTGGTCGTGGTCGCTGATGCCCATCCTTACCGCATACCAGTCAAGCATGCCGAACAGACCAAAGCGCAGGGTATCTATGCCTGCTTCCTTCTCCAGTCTTGTTGGCTTCGCTGTGTCGGTGCTCTCGAAGAGTTTATTGATGCGCTCCACCTCTGATGTTACCCAGCCGATGAGCATAACGACATCAACCGCCCTAGCCTGCTCCACTTCCTTGTGGCTCAGACCGAGAACGGTTGTCACTATCTGATACAGACTTTCCTCGCTGTCTGATAGCTGGGAAAGGTCTATTAGCTGCCCGATTGATAGCTGGTTGAGATTGTCGGGCACTTGTTTTCCTCCGACAAACGCTGGTCGTGGCTGCTTGCCGATTTTGTAGCTGGTGTGCCTTGCCACTGCCAGCCAGTACTTGAATGTAGTGTTATTATCCATACGCTTTATAATTTTGTCGTTATCTTTGTCTCAATACGTGCGCCCTAGCCGTTCCATGGCTCGCTACGGATAACTTCTTAAGGGCTACGTATCGTATTGCGTCTATACCGTGGTTGAATGCGTCTATAGGCTGGTTCGTTGTCTCTCCATCCCTTGACTTCTTCCACTTGTATTGCTGCATGTTCCCGATGATGCCGTGGCTGCGTCTGGTTATGTTGATGCGGAAACGCTTCAAGATGTCTATGCCGTTGTTGATGCTGTCCGCTCCCTTGGTGCTGCCGATTATCCACAGCCCTCGGTTGTGTATCTCCTGAATGCTCTTAGGCTCTGCCGAATCCGCAATGATAAGGTCTCGTTTCGTCCGTCCTTGTTCCTTGCATCGGTCTGCGATGTCATCGTTCGTCATTCCAGGCTGGTAGATTTCTTCGTCCACCCATAACTCTCCGTGCGCCAATATAACGTGCTCCAGCGCAGTTGGGTCGTTGGTGAATCCGAAGTCCATACCCCTGCATTCCATCTTCCACTCCTCACGCGGTGGCAGCTTGTCAACGATGCCCCAGTTGGTGAAGATAAGCCCGGTTATCTTTCCGGTCAGTCCACGCGCATACACTCGCCACAGTTCTGGGTCGTCAATCTCTTCAATTTTCTTGTGCTCCTGCTCAGTCAGGAATCGGTTGTTTCGGTGGTCACTTAGGATCAGTCGGCAGTCATCCCTGCCGATGATGTTGTTGTGGACCCAGAAGCGTGCGCTTGGATTGTAGTCGATGAACACCTGCTTTCGTGTTCGGATGGCAAGCTGCCAAAACACTTCGTAGGGCACACCGTTCGCCTCGTTAACAAACAGATAGTCTCGCTTACCGTTCTTTGCGTCCTGCGCATCTTGATAACTCTTGAACTCGATGATGGAGCCGTTCTTTCCTCGGTAGCTGCTGTCGCTCTTATTGTTCTTGAACCAGTCCAGCAACTCTGCCCTTGAATGCAGGATGGTGTCGAGGTCTCGCATGGCTCCCACCTTTAGGTTCGGGAGGTCTTGACCGCACACCGTGATAATTGCCATGGGGTGCTCAAAAGAAAGCACTATAAGACGCTGCATGATGGTGTATGTCTTCCCCGAGGACGTGCCGCCCTGGTTCACAAGGAATCTCGGCTTCACGTCCGCATTCGGGTCATACAGTTCACCAATAACGTCAAATAGTGCCATACTTTCAAACAATAAAACTTAAAACAAAATTATGGTTAAATTATTCTTTATCCAATCCTTCACGCTCGATTACTTCCTGCTCGCTGGATGCGCACTGGTGTCCCGAGTTGATGTATCGTACCTCGATGCCGCCTTGGAAGCCTGCGTTCAGGTCGAGCACGACCTTATCAAGTCCGAGCAGCTTGCAAATCTGCGTCTCTGCCTTTAGGATGATGTCGAGGTAGCGTGGTTCTCCGAATCCTCGCTTCTCGGCATCGTACATTATCGCCTTGACGGTCTCGATTGAAATCTGCTTTCCTCGCTCATCTAGGAGTGGCAGTCCATGCTGGGTTGATTTCTGCAAGTGGTAGTCCTCTTTGGATTTCTCCCACGCTTCCCACGCTTCACGTATCACCAGTTTCAACCTTGCCACCTCGCTTGTTATCTTTTCGTCTGTGTCGGTCAGCCGCTCTTCCCTCCACTCCTTCAATAACCGCTGTATGTCGCAGTGCGCTTGATTGTATTTCGGTCTGTCGAGCCGTTTCCTCACCTCTGCCGTGATTTCTCGCTCCGTCCATCCTCTGCGGTATAAGGGTGCGATAATCTGCAAGCGGTTCTCGATGTCGATTTTCTGCGCTCGATGTTTATTGTTGTTACCTTGTGGCATATTTTGATTCCTTGAAATTTATTTGATTTTTTATAAAAATTCTACTTGAAAAACTTGCATATTTCAAATAAATTTCTTATCTTTGCAAACGTAATAAGGGAAGAGTCCTTATTTACTGAAACCCTCCGAGGATGAGGGAAAAGTAAAATGAAATCCCAAAGCCTTATGAGAACTTACATTTCGATTAGGATTTGGAAAATCAAAATAACCTTCACGATTGAGCTCTGAGGGTTTTGATTATTCCAAGGGGTGGTGGTTCGAGCACCACCCCACTTTGGGATTTCGTTTGCAAATTTACGAATTAATTTTCATATCACCAAATTTTTAACATTATGAGTACTACGAATGAAACTACCTCCAGGTCTTGGGGAGGTGCTCGCAAGGGTGCAGGGCGAACGAAGAAATACGCTGCAACATTCTATTTCGGTGCTACCGAGGACGTGGCTAACATCTTGGCAGGGGTCAACAAGAAAGACCGCAGCGGCTTCATCAACCAGTGTATTCTCAAAGCGATGGGCAGGGGTTAATCTCCTGCCTTTTTCGTTTCCGCTCCCTTGGCGGTTATTTTCTGCGAATTTCGTGCACACGGCTCGAACGTTTCAATTACGCTTAGTTATACGCATGGTTTGAGAACGTGCCACATACGCCCGCATATCGTCTCATCCGTTTATTATCTCCCATTCTCCAGTGGCTTTTACCAGTTGCGCCATCGGTGCTTGGTCTGAATACTCGCAGCTTGGGTCTTGGTTATCCCATTGCGCAATGAAATGCGACTTAGGGAAAGCCATCCGCAGGCAGATTACTGTCTCTCCGCTGCCAGTCGGTATGGTGTAGGTCTGCCCTTCCTTGATGATGTCGGAAAAAGTCGTTCGGTACTCCGCTGCCAGTTGGTTCATCATATCCATTGGCAGGTGTCCGCTCGTTGCATCGAAGGAATCGGGGAAGGTGTTGCGTATCTCGTTCATGCTCCACCAGCGGTTCGCACTCAAATCGCCACCGGGAGAAATTTCCACGCATGGGATGCCTGCCTCCTTGATGGCTCTTGAAGCGTTGCCGCAGGAGAAACAGACGCAGCGGTCGATGTGGTTCTCTTCCATGTGCCGCTTGATGATGCAGGCACGGATTGTTTTTGCCCTTTGGCTGATGTCAATCGTCAGTGCCTTCATCGCTCTGCCCTCCTTCCTCTGCTGGTTGCTCTTCCTCTCCTGCTGGTGGTGCTACGCTGTTGAAGGTGTCCGCAAGCTGTTGCGCTTCTTCCTCGTTGTATTCGATAGGCTGGAAATGGTCTTGAACGTGTTTCGGGTCGCCCTTGTAGAATACCAGCACGTTTGTGTGCATCTTTTCGGGTTGTCGCATATCCTCGAACGTTTTCTTGATTTCGTCCATTTCGCCTTTATAGAAAACGAGCACGTTCTGGTGGCACTTCTGTG